CTTTTAAGAAACCAACTTACTTTCTTGAATTAGAAATGAGTCCAAGACAAATATGGACAAGGTTTATAATGATAGAAAAGGGATGGAGCGAAGATGATATAAAGAAACATTATCTTGAGACATCTAATGGTATATCTAATCTATTCCAATGGTTACATGTTGATTATGCACCATGTTATCCTGTAGAATTAGAGAAGAGAATAGCTATGTTACCTGTAAAGCCTGAGATAGTAGTAGTAGATCATATGGGTTTAATGCTAAGTAAACATAGAGACTTAAATATGAAGATGGAAGAAGTAGCAGGTGCTTTAACTGAACTTGCTATTAAACATAACATAATAGTTTTTACTGTTTCAGAAATAACTAAACAAGCTATGACTGAAGGTATCAATATCGCCTCATCAAGAGGATCATTTAGGATTGCTTATAATGCAAGTAAGGTATTTGCTTTAACATCCAAGAAAGATCTTGAAGGTAATATTAACCATCTAATGCTTAAGACGGTAGCAAATAGAGAGAGTGGTACACTAAACAAGATGTTAACTCTTGACAATGTACGTATTAAAGCAATGAATAACACAGTAACAACGGAGGATTTCTAATGAGTAATAAAAGATCATTCTTAGACATATCAAGCGATATAACTGAAACAAGAGCTGACTTTTGGCTATCAGAAGAAGAAATAGATGAGAAGTTATCTGTTTTATATGATGAATTAGCTGATAAAGAAAATGGAGTCTATTGGTATTATAAGAATTTAGACAAAACCATAGAGTTAGCTACTGATTATAAGAAACAAATGGATGACAAGATCAAAAAGCTCAAGTACACACAAAAGAAACTAAAAAGCTTAGTAGTCGATACATATACTGGCTTTGATGAGCTTCCTAAAACTGATGAGTTTAATCCGTTAAAGATATTCAAATCAGCATCTGTAGAAGTTATAGATGAACTTGTTATACCTTCTGAATATTTTATAAAGGTAGAAACATTAAAGCTTGATAAGAAGAGGGTTCTTGCTGACTTAAAAGAAGGCAAAGAAATACCTGGTTGTGAATTAAGATACAAACCTTATGTGAGAGGTTTAAAATAAGAAAGGAAACGCATGAAACAAATAACAAAATACTCAAACCCTTATGCACCTATAAGGAAAGTACCATTAGATTATAACGGTATACAATCATCAGCTTACTCTGTACAATTAGAGGATTGGTGTAAAGTAGGAACAGATATACATGGTGAATCTGAATATGGAACTAAATGGAGAGAGAAAGGTGTGGTAGGTGGAAACTATTTACTAATACCTAATGATGAAGTAAGAGAAATGGGTGAATGCATTGCAAGAGAATCAGACCATAAATGGATAGAAAATAAAACATTCTTTAATGGTAAGCAATTCATGTACTCTATGACTACTCAACAAGCTATAGGTGAATGTGCTGGTGAAGGCGAGAATATAAGTCTTGGCTTTGCTATGTGGAATAGTTATGATGGATCAAGAGCTTTATCGTTTGAGCTATTTCTAAATAGATTAGTATGTATGAATGGTATGGTAACTAAGAAATACTTTGATTCATATAGATTCAAGCATGATCCTACATCTAGTGATTGGCAAGAAGATTTAGATAAAGTATGCACATTAATTAGTGAAGTACCTTATCTTCATTATCTTGAAACATTTGATCATTTATCAGCAACAGGTGGTCTTGATTCATTTCAATTGGGAGTATTAAGAAGTAAATACTTACCTAAAGTTCCTGTTAGTACATGGGGTAAAATTATGGATAAATTCTTATGCGAAGGAGAGTATGTTGAGCATAGAGGATGGGATTTATTAAATGCATCAACTAATATATTATGGCATAACAAGAAGCAAACTATGGCTGATTTTAATATGAATGGCTATATTGTTCAAGGTATGTGTGATTATATAGAAGATCAATACAAGAACTAGTGATATCCTACAGAGTGCCTTGCTAATTCCATTTGGTTTTAGCAGGGTACTCGCCTTATATTATATTAATGACTGTAAAGTATATTGGCAAAATACAAAATAAATGTAGTATGTGTAGCAAGTATACAATGCAGGAATATGAATTTACACCACATAAAGCTATTATAAACTTATTACCTGAAGAATATAGAAAACCTATGAATGTATGTGAGGTATGTGCTAAGAGAGAATCAAGTAAAAGTGAATGGAGCTCAGTAAAGAGGAATAAAAATGGTATTTAATTGGGAAATAAGAAAAGTATATGAGGATATGATAATAAAATATCAAAATAAACTAGGGAAAAAAACTAAGTATGGTGTTCTTATAACAGAGGATTTCATAGAAACATTAAGAAAACGATTAAGACAACTAAGTATAAGAAAGAATTGGTTGTTAGATATACAAAACAATTAAGAGGTGTCAATGTCTGAAAAAATATTATCAAATAAATACAAAAGAGAAATATTAGATCTTAAAGTTGAAAATGCAAAACTTAAAATAGAACTAAAGTACTTTAAAAATGAATTACAATTATGCAACGAGGAGAAAAATGCCAAAAAAAGAAAGTAAACCAAAAGAGCCAGATTATAGTATGCAAATACATGAACTAAATATGAGGCTTGAAAATCTTGAAGATAAGATTAGTAAAATATCCGATCAAATAGGAAATATCTATAGTTATGACTACAATTCTTTAGAAGAGAAAATAGATAAAGAAATAGAACGTACAGATGATATGGAATATAAATTAGATAAAGCATTACACAGGTTAGGATTGCCTGTATCGTAAATTGATGTAAAGGGGCTCAGCACACGCCAATAATAAGTATAGCAACTTACCGAATTACCTCGAGCCCCTTCCCTTCCAAACCAAATAGAAAGGAATTAGTATGGCAAACCAAGTATCAAGACAATACATTAAACAATGTTTCAAACAAGAAAAAGTACAATTATCTAAAGAAAGTTTAGATGATATAGTTAATTTGCTTAAAAGAAGAGTAAGTATAATGGCTGTAAGATGTAGAGAATGCAATGTTAAACGCTTAACTCCTAAGCTTATGCATTTAGCGTTAGGTAAATATGGGGTTAATCTTAATAAATGAAGAAATCATCCAAAAAACCAACAACAAAAGAGATAGTTCAGAAGATATATGATATAGAAGTTGGACTAAATCAACTATATAAAATGATAACTAATGTAAAAGTAATTATTGATGCATATGTAGAAATGAATAATGATTCAAAAAGATTCACTAAATACATAGAAAAAATACTAAAGGAAGAAAAAGATGATAAAGCAAGGAAACAGCCTGGAGATATTAAGGTCGTTAAAAAGTAATAGTGTAGATTGTTGTGTTACATCTCCTCCATATTGGGGATTAAGAGATTATGGATTACCTAAATCATTATGGGGTGGTGACTCTAATTGTAATCATGAATGGGAATCTAAAGTATTAAAAAGAGATAGTGGTAAAAATACTGGTATAGATACCAAATGGCATAGACCCTCAAGAGCTAATATCCCTGAAGACAATGAAAGTAAATTATGCATTAAATGCAATGGATGGTGGGGATGCTTAGGATTAGAACCAACTCATTTAATGTTTATTGAAAATCTAAACTTAATATTTGAAGAAGTAAGAAGAGTATTAAAGGATGATGGTACTTGTTGGGTAAACTTAGGTGACACATATGTAGGAGGTGGTAGAGGTGGCAAGACAGGAGATCAGACAGGCAATTCATTAGATAGATCAAGATCAGATAATGGAACAAAGTGGGGACCACCTACAGGAAAAGTAGAAGGACTTAAGCCTAAAGACCTTACAGGTGTACCTTGGAGATTTGCATTAAGATCACAAGACGCTGGTTGGTACTTAAGATCAGATATTATCTGGCACAAAGGCAATCCAATGCCTGAGAGCGTAACAGACAGACCATCAAAATCGCATGAATATATATTTCTCTTAACGAAATCAAGTAAATACTATTATAATGCTAAGGCAATAGAAGAACCGACCTTAGAGGCATCAAATGGTGAGGAATCGTTCAAAA